GACCACTTGCATCAACTATATTCTTATTCATCGTGAGTATATGTTCACTCATCTTCAAATGTCTCCATTCTTTGTGCAAGGTCTTTTATAATTCCTTCTGCGACGGATAGACCTCGAATATATCCGACCATATTTGAATACGAAGCAAAATCTTTTGCTGCTCCGTCCCCTAAATTTATTAATACTGTTTTGCGCTGATCATCTATTCGAGACAATAATAGCTCTAGCGTTTGGTCCATGTATTACTCCTTGAGTTGTTTATTTCCTTGTACAGCTTGAAAGCCTATTTTAGTACCTTCAATTAATTGTTTAGTTTCTAATTCTTTATTAGCCAATACAGTATCTGCACCTAACTTAGCACCGGCAATACGTTCTTGGGATTCAATACGCATTTTATCTAACTCAAGTTTTGCTTGCTCTACAGCAATATCAGCTTGTGTTTTTTGTTGTTTAATTTGTAAATCTTGTGCTTTAAGTTGTAACTCTTGTTGTTGCATTTGAATAATTGGATCTTGTTGCTGTTGTTGAGCTTGTTCTTGTTGAGCTTCAGAAGCAGACTTAGCAGCAAGTTTTTTAGCCGCTTCAGCCATTACTTTAGACAATTCAAACTCTATATCTTCTGGCAATGTTTCATCAGGTTTAGGTAATGGAACGCCTAATTGTTCTTCAAGTTGTTTTCTATATTCAAACGCTACGTGCTCATTAATGTGCGCCATAGCTGCAGCTTGAATTGCGCCTGCTTTTGGATTTTGTCCTACCATTTGCATAATCTTAGGATCTTGCATAGCTGTCATATGCACTTGAATATGTGCTTGATGGTCTTGATAAATAAATGCTTTAACAGGTTTACCATTAATAATATTCATGTTTTCAGACACAGGATCTTTTGGTGTTTGATCATCAGATGACGGGATAAGCTTGTTAATATTCTTAACACCAAGTACTTCTAACATTTGTTTATTAAGTTCTACTTGGTCATAGATTTGTGGATTAGCTTGTGCCATCTGCATAACCGCTTGATACTGCACAACCTTCTGTGACATTGTTGCCGCGTTCGGATCTGATACAGGTATAACATCTACATTATCGTAGTCTGCTTGCTTAGCACGACGATCACCTACTTCAGGATCATAAGAATACTCTTCTGGCGTGTAATCACGAATGATGCCTTTAAGTAATTTAAACTCTTGTTTCATTGCGTAGTAAATACGAGCTTGCACAGCTGACATTACTTTCAATGTTCTTTCTAATATAGCAAGGGTTGTGCCCACGGGAGAGTTGGCACTCATGTCAGACACTTTCATATCTGCAGCTGAAGCAAAGCGCCTGCCTTCCTCGATGATTTGATTCATTAATTGATTAAGAACTTGACTTGGCTCTTTATATGGCAACGGTAAAATATTATCGCGGATTGCACCACTTGGTACATCTACGTCACGGAATTCACCTGGCGCAATAGGTGTGTCGTCGCCTTTAATGCGCAGTCCGCGGGACTTAAGTCCACCTGGTAAGTTTGATAGAGTACCCGCGTCAACAAGTTGACGTAAGATCATAGTACCTGATTTGGCGAAAGCCCCTATCAAATGAATTAAACCGAAGCAATAGAAACCAAAACCTGGTATGTAACCGTAGTGAACAAAGTGTTGGCGCTTAGATTTTAACTTGTCATCTGGATTCCAATTACGACGAATTGCTAAGATAGTGCCTGTGCCTTTTTCAATAGTTACTACATAAGGTAACGCTATACCATCTTCACTATCACCATTTTCTAAATCTAAATTAACATGTAATTCAAGAACTTTATAACGATCGTCTTCTGTTGGATTGAAACCTAATTTCTCAGCAATCTTTTTTTCTGCTTCATCAATATCTAAAAACGGCTCACCTAAATCTACATCACGATAAAAACCTGCTACTTGTAATCTATGTAATTCATTCTTAGTCTTGCGCATGACATGTGTAACACGCTCTGCTGTTTCTAAATTAGATGCACCATAAGGCACTACAATATCTTCAGCTGGAACATACATTGCCACTTGACGTTCTAGTGATGGATCATAATAAACTTTTTTAAATGAGTTACCAGATAAACCTAGACCCCATAGCATGCGTTCGTGTTCAGGTCTGTATTCAGGCATCATGTCCGTGAGTTGATAATTCATATCATCTTTTACACGTTCAGCAGCATCTTCTTTTTCTTTTGTTTGTTTGCCAATGATTACGGTTTTAACTGGGCCTGCGGCGGGGAATGTCTCCATCATAGTTTCAGCTTGGAACTTAACCAGCGCTTCTGTCATTAAGGGATGATATACATTACATGCGCCGGGCCACGGTTCTGTTCTGTCTTCTACTTTTAAGCCCAGCAATTCTAAGCCGTCTACATAAGTCGTTAACCAATCTTTTCTTGAATTAATATCGGCATCGTATTCACCAAGCAAATCACCTGACAACTCAGTCAACTGACCTTCGTCCATATCTTCTGCTAAGTTATCATTAAACTCGTCGCCTTCTTCTTTACCAGGCACAATAGTAATTTCCATGCTACCGTCATCAAGCGTTACGCTTTCTGGATTTTCAATTTCAATACTTAAGTCAGGTTGACCCATAGCCATTGCTTCTATTCCTTGTGGTGCTTGTGATAAACTTTTATCTACATTGTCTGCCATATGTTATCCTTATATTGCGTATAATCTGTTTCGAGAACTTCTAAATCCTGGTATATCTTCAGCTTCATCGCTGGGTAATCTAATAAAGCCACCTTGTCTAAACCTCATGAATGCTAGTGTTGTGCTATCTACCAAGTCATCATTTGCACCACTAGGGAAATCATTACACTCTTCTATCACTTCTTTAGCCCATCGTCGATCAGGCGCCCATACTATACCACTTCTAAATAAATCAGAAATAGCATTCACACGAGAAATCTTGTCTTGCCCTTTACCTGGTGTAAACTCACCTACTGGCAATCCCATTCTACGCATCTCTTGATAGAGTGCCGCACCGTTAGATTTCTTTTCTACCATGAATGCATCTGGCTCCCAGTCTTTGTACTCACGAAGTACCATCTCTTTGAGCTCTGGAAACTCTAGGCGTTCTTTAATTGCATTTAATAGTATTATATTATAGTTATTGGTTTCTTCGTTAAAAAAGACACCCCAAGTGGTAAGTGCATTATAGTCAGCTCTGTTGGACGCTTCTTGTGCAGCATCAAGAGACATAATCGTAAATTCACAGCTAGGTGGATCTTCACCTTCCCATATGTTCCACCACTCTCTTTTGATTAACGCACCTTCTTCTGATACTGGATTCTGTAAATACTGTGAGTTCCAATACCTTACATCTAGCGCAGCTTTCTTAGCTAATAACTCTTTTAACGGCCAGAACTCAGGCCACAGTGACTCTTCTTCACCTTGTTTATTCTCAATAATTGCTGGAAATTCAACCACTTCCCACTGATCTACCTCCTCGTGCTTAATCATTTGGTTCACTATCTGACCCGTCAAGTCAAGCTTAGACCACCTTGTCATCACTACAATAATCGCACCGCCCGGCATAAGACGTTGTAATGGACCAGACTGAAACCACTCCCAAGCAGGCAGAAAAACATCCGATCTACCCAACTTGGCGTCTTGCTCGGAGTGTGGATCATCAATGATAAACAAATCAGCCCCACGACCAGCGAGGGCACCACCAACACCAATTGCGAAATATTCCCCATTAAAATTTGTCCCCCATCGTGACGCCGACTTCGAGTCAGCTTGTAGTTCTACTTGTGGAAATATGTCTTTATAAGCGTCACTACCCACGAGGTTACGCACACGACGCCCAAAGTTAACTGCCAAATCAGCTGTATGAGATGCCATAATAACTTTCTTGTGTGGATACTTACCAAGAAACCATGCCGGCGCAAGATAAGAGATAAGCTCACTCTTCCCGTGCCTCGGAGCAATATTAACAATAACTCGTTTCTTGTCGCCTTTTGCAATTGCCTCAAATATGTTAGCAAGTTTCTGATGATGCGCCCCTATCATGTAACCTGGATATACGTGTTGTATAAAATCTAAAAATGTTTCTTTGCCCGACTTTTCGACAACCTTACCTTTATACACTTTAAGAAGTTTTTGAAGTCTAATTTTTTGCTCTTCGTCCGCGTCAGGAAAAAGTGCCTGTAGTTCTTCAATTTCTTTCTTAGTTATTTTCGGTTTCTTCTCTGTCATCGGATTCTTTTTTACTCATTGTAAACTCAGCATCTACCGTTTGAGATTTTGGTTTTAATACTGCTTTTTGTTTTAGCTCACTTAGCATGGCTAGAAGCTCAGTCTCAACTTCTTCCATCGTCTCGTGTTTGTGTGTAATTTCTGTCTTCTTCTTAAATGCATCTACACCGTCTATCTCGCCTATACTACGTAACGCAGCAATCTTTTCTTTTTGGTTACTCTCTTTGTCATGGACGATCTGGACTAAGTTATTTAAGACGTATACTTTGTAGTCAGCGAGTTGTTTTGTGAGCATGCAGTTTGTTTGTGCAACCATGCCGGCTAGGTATGCCATCATCGCATTCGGATATATATCAAATTCAGGTTTTAAGTCGGGGTTCTGCATCATTTCTTTCGCTAACTCTTCTGCGTCTTCTACATCGCTATAACTTGGTTCAATATTTTCACCCTTAATATCCGCAATTTCCTTAATTGTCTTAGCCCGCATGTTTAATTCATCCGCTACACTCATATCAGGCATAGCATCTTTAGAGTCTTTGGGTAAGGGGACATCGTCTTCAATGTGGGGCACGATAATAACGTGAGAATTACCGTTATCTTGTTGATTTTTATCAGTATTTGGCATTTGCATGTGTCGCTGATACACCTTTGGGTAGAATTTTGCAGCTAATTTTTTTATTTTAACCTAGTTTCATCTTATTTGCATAGTCTTTTGGTAGAATAACTATATGAAAACCACGTTAACTAAGAAGAATCTAGAAATTTTGTACAACATGGCGTGTAAAATGCCACCTTTTAATAGACTTCCTATGCCTAAGTCAGACAAAGTTAAGTTCCGTGTCATCAAAAACCCTACTATATATGGCTGCTTTGACGAAGTAGACATGGCTATTGAAATAAGTTCTGGTTCTTGTGGTCACTTCATTACTATCTTCCAAACTCTTCTTCATGAAATGG